CTGCACATAACCCCCTGACGCTAGGTGTGTTTTTGTTGACAATACCATTTCTGGTGTCAACTTTATAGCATAAGCATCTACAGTTTTAAAGCCTGAAGGTAGTTCAATAGGTCTAGCTATCAAGCCCTCTGCGCCTGACTCTCTAATATAATCTCTTGCTCTGTCCATAACATCAGCAAAATCGCTTTGCTTTGCACTCTTTGCCATTTTAAATTCTTTAACAACATCACCTTGCGCATTTACAACCTGTACTGATCTAGTTACAGATTTTGGTTTACCTACTTGAACTTTTACTACTTTGAATTCTGCATTGTTTACTTTAGATGCTCTTCGTAAGGATTGCTCCAACACACTTGTATAGTGTTTACCGTTAGGATCTGTAACATTAGGTCCACCGTAAAACTCATACTGACCAATACCTTTCATATCTTTTGTTCTGTCAGCGAAAGGTGTCGCTGTTGTTCCTTTTTGACTGTATCTTGCAGTTATAAGTTCAGCAGGAGATACGACATACCAATCAGATGCATTAGGATCTTTGTCTAAGAATTTTCTTTTTGCGGCCATATGTAAATCATTTTTAATTAAAGCATCTCCCCAAACTTTTCTATCTTTCATGGGAACGTTAGGGAACAGCTTCTTCATTGTTTTAGGATCTGTGTACGCTTGTTCAAAAATCTGTAATACTCTATCTCTTTTTTTAGCCGCAGCAGCCACACCTTCTCTCATTTCACCTGTAAGCATACCAGGTCTAATTTTTGATAAGTCTTTAAACACTTGTTGACTCTCTTGTAATTCTTTTATGTAAGCAGCAAAATCTGCCTCTGTTCTAAATAAAGGACGCATGATATCTTTGTGCTTTGAATAAAAAACTAATATGTCTTGATCTGTTGACGTTCCTAGTCTGTAAGACTCTGCTCTTATTTTTTGTGTGTCTTTAACATCAATACCTTTTTCAACTAATTTGTTGTAATCGTTCACGACCTCTTCTAGTTTTTTTCTATATGTCTGCATAATGTCAGACTGTACTTCGTCCGCAAAAGTTACACGCACTGTTTTATCTCCTGTTACAACAGCATCATCAGTTTTACCAATGTTCGCTAATTCGTCCTGTGCTTTTGCTAAATCTCTCGCTGCTCTGTCAATATTCTTTTGAGCTTGTTCTAGTGTTATACGTCCACCAGATTGATTAACCAAGTCCTCTGCAGATCTATTGGATATAGTTGTTAGTCTTTCAATTCGTTTATTTAATTCCTCTGTCTTTGGACCAATGTTAGGCAATTGTGATTTTGTTCCTGGTATGATCGCATATCTATCTGTGCCTCTTGTCCATCCTATAACATACTTTGTTTCATTATCAGGAAAGAAACCATGAGTGCTATATTTATAATATTGTATATCGTCAGGTATATCTCCAGGATCTAAGTATAAAATATTTTCTCTATACGTTTCTGGTATAGCGCCATCTTCATAATACTGATCTGCGTACTTACCTCTAGTGAATTGACCATCTGCATTTTCTACCTCTGATCTAAATCCTCTCACCGTTGTTTGTATTTTACGAATAGGAGCATTTTTTACTCTCTCTAGTAAAGCTGCTTTTGTTATAGGTTGACCTGTCTTTGAAACTGTTTCCAGTAGCTGTGGTATTTGATAATCCTCTACTTCAAATTTAGAAATACCTTTTGACTGTAAAAAATTAAATAAGTCGGCAGGTGTATTGAAAACTTCTGGTGCATTAGGGTCAATGAGCCGTGCTTCGAGATTTGAGTAAAATCTATTTATCTTTTCACCCGCACTTGTCGATGCATCAGCTATCTTGTCTGCTTGTGCTATTCTGGTCCCAGTGTTTCCTCCACGAAGTAAATCATCAATCTTATTCGCTCCTGCAATTGCCCAACCTGGTGCCTTACCAAATATAACGTTAGCCACTTGCACCTCTGGAAGTGCACTTTCTTTCGTTGGTTTTAATTTCGCATCTTCAAATAAATCTAATTCATCTAGGCCCATGTATGCAGGGCTTTCTTGTATGTCTCTTATGTCAACTGCAGAATCATCTGGTGTACGTAGCGGATCAGTGAACTGTCCTGGATCACCACCTAAAGCTAGACCTGGTGGTACATCCTGCACGATATCAACCACGTCATCTTCTTTTTTATCGTCAGTCTTTTTGTTTTTCATATCGTAAAACAAGGTATCACGAAGCGTGTTGGTTTTTAAGTTATTTTTTTTAATATAGGCATCTGCTAGCTCTCGAGCATATCTTATAACCCAACTAGGTGTTTCTTCGGGATCAAAAGGCAAATTTGTTATATATTCAAGATCTTTGGTATCTGGAAAAGGCACATCATCGGGATTGGCGAGCTGAGATCTAATAGCATCGTAATAGTAATGTTTAATTTCATCTGTATGTTTAGGCTCCAATAATTCTTGTGTTTTAAATTTTAAATACTCAGTTTCTTCTATTTTTTCTTGTTTTGCAACCTCTTGGCTCGCCATGAGACTCATCAAAGCTGAAGTATTTTTCAACACATTTTTATACATTTGTCTTTTTGCTAGTTCTTCTGCAGGTAATCTTAAACCTAATTCTGGTAAAGTTTTAGAGCCAACAATAAAAACATCCTCTGTTCCTGGCTTTACAGTAGCACTTAAATACTTACCAGCTCCGACGTATATTTTAATTGGTTTAGTTACTGCAAATTTAGCTGTATCATAAAATAGTTTTAATATGCCCTGTGCGTCCTTAAGTGTGGGTATGCCGAGCGCAGCTGGCGTAAAACGTATAGCTTTTCCAAAAGTTCCAATGTCGTCTCTACTCAAAATATTAGCAAGTTTTCCTGCGTATGTAGGATTGGTGACTAATGGTAATACACCTAAACCAGATATACCGTACGAAAAAACCTTTTCTTTGAACGTAGGTTCTCGACCTGGCTCTGCTCCAGTTCTAAGAAACACTCGTCTGTTGAATTCATCTTTAATTTCTCCACTAACGTTAGCATATGTTCCCGCCCCTGCATCAAAGGTAACTAAAGCGTCCTTGACCATCATTTTTATGAACTCATCACTAACGTCTTTGTTTACTTCTTTTAATAAATCTTCAAGTTCATCTCTTGTTACGCTACCACCTTTTCTAATTAAAGCTCGGTTTTTTGTTTCACCAGCTATAATCCCTGGCGGGCTTAACATTTGATATATATCTAAAACAAAATCAGCCACGTTAAGTGGTAGTCTTTTAATACTGTTAGCCTTTATTTCCGCTTTTGCAGCTTCTGCTTGACCTTCAAATTCTCCGTCAACTCCTCCTAAATAGTTTGCAAAATTTCTTTGTGCGTTCTCCCCTGTTAGGTATTCTTTTTCAATTGCTTTATATTGCTCAAGTATCCTGTTTCTGTCTGGGTATTGTTCTTTAGGAAAAGCTCGTAAACATACTCCTTCATCTTCTTCTCCAAGCTGACATCTCACGGCTAAATCTCCATAACCAGCCTCTGCAAATCTTCTTACATAATTTCTATAAGCGTCTCTTGAAATTAGATATTGTTTTGTCCCTTCACTCAAATTCATATTTAAAGGATCATTTCTAAATTCATTTGCTTTTGCTTTTATTTCATTTTCAAGACCTTGAAGTCTAAACATGTCTGATCTTTCAATGACTTGCTCTGGTGTTAAACCTAATATGTCATCGGAAGGCATCACTCCAAACGCGCCTCCAAACAATAATCCACTTCTTAATAAATCTTTATATTCTTTACTGTCCTTATATGATTGTGGGGGTTGACCACCATCTTGTAAACCAACAGCACCACCTTTTGCCTTCATTTCAAAAAGCATTTGACGATCTTTTTCAGTTAATTTTTTTCCTTCAATAATAAAAGGAGCTAACCTGTCGTAAACTTTATCAAATGATTTTTGTAAACTATCACCTCTGTTTGGTAAGTTTTCATA